CTGTAGTCATACGAGTATCCAATGCTGTATCAGCAGCTTCACGAGCAGTACGTTCATCACCAACAGCTTTAGTAATTGAACCTTCGCCGGTGCCTTGAATAGTAGCTAATTTACCTTCATTAACAACTACACGTGCTGTTAAATCACTAATGTCACCAGATAAACCACCACTTAATTCATTACGTACTTGTTCAATTTTATAATCAACTGATCCAACGGTCTTTGAATCGCCTTCGAGTAATGTTACAGATGATTGTAAATTAGTAATATTGCCTTCGGCAGTGGTCATTCTTGTTTTCAAACCGCTGATATCTGATTTGGCAGTTGTCATATCTGATTGTAATGTACTAACATCGCCCAATAAAGTAGTAATATTACTATTCATTGTGGCGGCATCAGTACCATGAGATGAAATCCAATCAGATACTTCTTTTAAAGTATCATATGCCGCAGGTGCATCTGCTACAATACTTGCAACAGCATCAGCGACTTGTTTTTGAACCGATCCTGCGCCAGTACCATTTAATGTAGCAATCGCAGCTTCATTTGTACCAACACGACCAGTTAAAGAACTAATATCAGATTCATTAGTACTTACACGACCAGCAAGAGTAGTACGAGCATCCGCCTCTTGTTTTACTGCATATGCAATAGAACCAACTGTACTATCATCACCATTAATAGTAGCAAGTTGTGATGTATGAGTCGCTGTTGTGCCTTGCAAAGCTGTAATATTTGTTTGCGCGGCAGCCATATCATTTTCTAAACCATCAACTGCAGTATCTAATGAACGTAATTTATCACCCACAAGTTTTAATGTGGTATAAGTAGTTTCACCACCAAGCAATGCTGCTTGTGTATCTGCAGCTAATTTAGCTAATGAACCAGCAACAGTAGAATCACCTTTTAAAACAGTAATATAAGATTCGACATTACTTGTTTTACCTTCTAAGGTAGTTACTCTACCAATCAATGATTCTAATTCTTCTGAGGTAGCTACTGTTGCTTTCGTAACCAATAATTGTAAAGTGCCATCATTAGCTACGGTAGTTGTAACATCTGTAATAACATTACCACCACTACCGTTTTGACGAACACCAACAACACCAGCTTTATTAATTTGAATCCAACGACTATTTGTTGAATCCCAGCGTGCCAAAATATTATCCTGTTTGACATAATAAACCGCAGTTTCATATGCGTGACCAGAAACAGGTAAATCCTGTACAGTATTTACTGGAATAAAATCACCAATACGAATACGTTGATTACCCTGATCAAGATACATTGCATGTTCATCTGTTGTGACATAAATAGTACCGTCTACATATGTTTGCGGTAAATTAGCTAACAAACCGCGTTTAAATTGCACATTTGCTGCCATAACTTACTTCTCTCCTTTCGATACTATTTTAACTATTGCTATCAATAGATTCCCAAACTTGCTCAGCATAATTGTCAATCATATAGGTGACATAAGCTTCAACCGTATTATAAATATTACCTTCAGGATCACGATATGTAGTCTGTCCACCGGTTGTTTCAACCTCTACCCAATTACCAAGAGCATTAAGGAATTTGCTTGCTTTCTGTTGCGTAGTAAGACCGGTTGCTACCGGAACCAAACCTGAAACGTATCCATCAAATAATGGTACTAATTCACTAGCATGCTGTTCGAAATATTGATAAATACCAGTTGATGGTACTTCTACCAATTCGCCAGTATCTTCGTCTTCTTCATATGTTTTTGGTGAACCGATTACAGTTTGTAAATCACGAATATCAGAACGAATGCCACCAAGAGCTGAATTTAAGTCGGTATCTAATACATAATGACTTAAATCAATATTCGTACCTAATTCAACCCATGTTGTACCATTCCAAGCATATTCACTTGAATCAACTTGATAAACATCACCATTAGATGGATTTGTAATGGAATCTAAATTTGTGGTAGAGCCTTTAAAATGAAATGCTCCAGCTACATTAGCCATTGCAGCTTCTAAATCACTAACTCTGCCTTGTAAACCTGTTCCATTGGCGCCAAGTGCAGACTCTAAATTAGTAACTTTACCTTCTAATGTCGTAATTCTTGGCGCTAAACTATCCGCAAGAGTGTTACCAATATGTAACCAAGTTTGTGTTCCTGCTTGATAAATAAAAGCATCTGAAGAGCCATCAACATTATTTAATACAATTACATCACCATTAACTGGGACTGCACTGTTTAACGCGCTAAGGATAGCTGCATTATCAGTTACATTAGCAGCACGGTTATCTGTATAAACATGAGACTCACCAATTGGAACAGTGCCACGATATAATTGATGGGTGTCTGTCAAAAAATATAAGGCATTGTCCAATTTGGTTTCTAGTGCAGCATATTGCGCCTAAGTACCAAATTTAAATAAAACCTTTGGTTTTGGCATTTTATTTCACTTCCTTCTAACAGTTATCCTGTCTTTATATATTAAAAATGGAATTAATTAGTTAACAATAAAGGCCCAGACATTTTCTGCCTGAGCCTTTATCTTATGCAAATTCAGAAATAACAATTTCATTACTTGTCCCAGTCGCTGTTGATGAATTATAAGTGCGCTATACGCTTATACGATATGTGCCATTGGCAGTAACCGTATAAGAATAAGGTGCCTGCGTTGGAGCTGTAATATTTACTGGAGTCCAATCAGAACCATCATTCTTTTCTAACCGGATATTTAAATCGCCTTCAGTATTAGTAATAGTAAAATTAATTAAACCAGTAGTATTACCTTTAGTAGCAGCAACGACAGGAGCAATTAATTCTAATGTATAATTAGATAAAATATTATTTACTAAAGTTTTAATTGCTGTTGTTTTTAAATAAGGATCTGATATATCAGCCACAATATAATTACCTGCGGGCTAATAGTTTCCTGCTGGTTGATAATTACCGGCTGGCTGATAGTCTCCAATCGGTTGGTATAAAGACTAAGCATCAATTTTAGTTAAATAAGTATCGGCTACAGCTGTTTTTGTAATATAAGGATTTAAAGCCGCTGCTTTTAAATAATCACTTTCAATAACAGTAAGACGCTTTTCCAATTTCCCCAATGCTGTATTCAATGTATCATTTGCAATTAATGCCCCAGAAGTTTCTGCTACACTATAATCAATCAAAGACAATGTGCCAATATTGGCTTTAGTTTCCGTAAAAGCACCACTAGTCGTGTTAAGACTTAAACCAGTAACAACATTCCCTGTACCATTAGTTAAACTAATACTTGGTATTGTTATTGTTGTTTCACTTAAACTAGTAACATGACCTGCTTCATCTGCGGCCAAATAAGGAACTGCAAATTGCATTCCATACTATGTAGTAACAGCTGTACTCTAGCCTTTTGTAGTAATTACTCCATTGCCTGTTAAAATATGCCCAAAATTAATAGCAGATGTACCAGTAGCTAATACAATCCATTTGTTCGCTGCAGTAAATGTTACTTCATCAATTTGGTCCTCTGCATTAATTGATGCATTACTCATAGTTAAAGCAGTAACTGCATCACTATTTTTAGTAGTAATTGTTTTCCAATTATATGGCAATGTATGTGTAGTAGTAGTTTGTCCAGTAACATGACCTGCAGTATCATAATCTAATACTACTGTAGTAAAAGTCCCAGACTTATTTAAATCATTTGTTGCGGTAGCAGATGAAATAGTTTCTACGCTATGTGCAATAGACAAAGTATTATTAGAGCTGGCGAATCGTATCCATTTATTACCACTATTAACAGTAATAGTATCACCATTATTATTTGCGCTTATAGATGTAGTATTTACGTCCATCTATGTTGTCGCTTCACTTTGTGTATTAATTGCAAGAGTTTTAAATGCACGCAATGCAGTAATGCGATCATTAACTGTAGTATTACTATTATTTAATGCTGCTGCAATCGAAGACAAAGACGCTAAACCATAATTATTTAAAGTTGTTGGAGCAGCACCATAAATCTCACGTAAAATACTATCAATCGCAATTAATTTATCTGTTAATCTTTCAGATGCGACTTGTCCAAGCTGAATATCTTTAGCATGTAATAATGGAAAAGCTCCCGCATTTTTTTGTGTCAAGCCTGCAGCCAATAGCACTGTACCATCATAAGTACGAGGTTTAACACCATCTACGCCCTATAACTTAGTGTAATCATAGGGAGTAGTATATAAATTTTGATTAAATAAATTTTCAATTGTAAAGCTCATTTATATATCCCCCTTATGAAATTACTAATGTCGTTGCGCCTAAATTAGCATTGGTGCTTTGCCACAATTTATATGTAGTTGTATAACCATTGGCATTAGTAAAATTAAATTCACCTAATAAATCCATGCCACCTTCAAAGCCGCCAATTTTAAATGTTGGATTAGTCCATGATTTAGGCTGCATATAAAACATATATTCATTAGCATGCGGTGCTAATGAAAGACTTAATCCAGCTTTATTACGTGCTAATTTATTACCACCGGTAATTAAGCTATCTAATTTAGCTCTAGTATTTACCGTTGCTAAATTTGTAATTGCAGCACCAACTCCATAATAATAACGATTACACCAAAAGGCATTAACGGTCTATGTTGCAGTATAATCACGCTCATCAGTGACACTAATTGTCCAAGTCATAGTAGTATCAGCACGCCCACTTAAAATATTAGTATCATTTTGAGCATCAGCAGCACTTCGTGCATATGCTTCAGCATTTGTAACATAAAACTCAGGATTAATATTTGTAGTTGAAAGTATTGTGACTGCTTCAGGAGCCACTCGTTTAATTTCAATTGATTTACGAGGTCCCTTATTTAATGTATAAGTTAAAGTGGCACTATTCATAGCTGCGCCATTTTCTAATAAGGTGCTTTCACCACCACTTAAATTAACACTAAATTGAGTAATGGCCTATTGTACATACTAAATATCTGCCATTTCATTTTGCATTTTTTTAATTGCCTCACCCAATGTATCACTTGCTAGAACAGCATGTAAGCAACTATTACCATAATAACCTGCATCAAAATATTTCGTATTATCTTGTGCATTGCGCAAATTTAAAGTTTCTAATTTATATGTTACAGGTAAACGCCATGTACCACTACTATCTAATAATTCTTGATGATCACCAGTACCAGTATAAGGATAAATAATATTGGTAGTACTAATTTTACCGTTTTTATCAGTACCTAATAATTTTTTAGGTGATAATTGTGTATCAATATTTTGAATCATATCTTTTACACGATTCATCATACCAATTAATGTACGATCATCTCGTGAATCTGCTTCACTTAAATTGATACCTAACATACGATTTACTTGTGCTAATGCTCCATAGATTGTGTGCGGCGCGCCATTTAAAGTAGCACGATCAGCGACTATGGCTGCTTCACCCGATGTCATCTTAAAAGATGAATCAGTATATTCTAATGTATAACGCCAATGCGGATTAATATCGCCTTGATCACGTTTATAATATTGAGTACCTGCTGGTAATGCTGCTTTATTCGCGAGTTTATAAACACCATTATCTAAATAATATTCACCAGTACTACTTGCGATCCATTTATTTGTATAATTAGGATAATAATAATGTCGTACATCCTCACCGTCATCTTTAAATAAAATAGCTTTATTAAAGGTTAATGTACCACCACTACCAGTAACGCCTAAAGCATCACTCGATTCTACAATAAATGATGTATCTGTATCATTGATACGAGTGACTGGCATTGCATATACTTGGCCTATAAAACAACGAGCAGAATTTATTGTACCAAAAATAGAATCAGTATCAATTGTACAAGCGTCACGATTTGCGCCAGACTCTTTTAATAATTCTAATTTTCTATCTGTTGTATAAAGTAAGTCCCAAATAGTACAAATTGTATTACCTAAAACTGGTAAATGAATAGACCACAAATAAGTATCTTTTGCAGTAATACCATTATCATTAATTGCCGCATTATCAGTACCATAAATTTTATTGCCACTGGATACTAAAGTATAATTAATACTATTAGATGCCGTCTGTTCTGTTACATAAGAACGAACGTCTTGTCTAAAGCCCAATTTGTTATAAAAAATATCGCCAGGTTGATTGGTTTTAGTTGTAGATACCCACGTATGTGATGTGGGATTATATGAACTAATTACATACTCAATCTTTTCGTCACTTAAATGAGCATCTGGTTGTGTATTAAGACGATGCGCATATGGAGTTTGAATATGCATATAATAATCTAAACTTGTTGTTGCATTATCAAAATATGGACCATATGGCGTACCAGATGGCGGATCCATAACTAAATGAAAATGTGGCACTACAGTATTTAATTCTGCAACCAGAACATAACGATATTTATTATTATTAGGATCAATAGTTTTCATCCATACTGTAGAGTCATATCCACGTCCATAGCCCACAACGTCTAAATTATAATTAGCAGCATAACCAGACGATGCATTAGATAATGGCTTATATGTTAATTTATTACCTTGCGCACTCTATTCACACACATAAAATGAATGTGCTGTACTAACTAAACTTAAATCTTGATAAATATGATTTTCAATTTTATCAAGTGGTTGTGCCCGAGATGATTCACTATAGTGTGGATCGCTATAAAATTCATCTTTGGTTTGACTATAATAACCTTGTAAAGGCGGATCATCATATTCAACCAATACATACCGACCTAAAAATACTCCATCGCCTGCGCCTTCTTGATCCATAGAACGACGATTGGCATAGACTTTATCAAAAGTAAATGCAGAGCGATTAGAGGTGGAAATATTACCATAAAATCCAGCCATCTTTTTCACTCCTCATAAATATAATCAATCAGTACATATGCATTATCATTGTTTTCAATTAATTCTAAAGACGCATTATCAAAAGTAATAGAATTAATTTTTGTTAAACCATCCACACTTAGTTCATAAATACCGGTCGCACCGATAATAATAGGATCAGGGTGTGAATCTAAAAATATTTTAGTACCTGGCAATGTCTAAATGCCGAATTGCACAATTGAATAAGAACGTGGAAATGCTGATCCACTGCGCAAAGCATCCGCTGAAATATTTGCCGGATAATTTTTTTCATTATTATCCTTAAACCAGCGGATTTGTCCAACTTTTTTTGCCATAATCCTTTTCCTCCTTAAATAATTCTTTCAACTGCTTTAGTGGCTGTGATAGACATCATGCCATCATGTGCCAGCTAAATACTATATGATTTAATCAAATATTCTCCATTAATACCACTTTGTTCATCATATACTGCGATTCGAGTATTCGGTTCTAAATAATAAATTGGAATTGCAGAAATAGTAATTTGATCTTGAAAATATGTACCTTCATATAGCATTGTATCTAAACGCTCTTTAGCACTTTTTCCCTAACTACTAATTTGAAAATAGTCTGAATACGGTGGTACAATATTAATACGAGCGTATGCTAAATTTTCTTCATACTCTACTGGAGTGTAGTCAGGACTTACAAAAAGTAAATTTGGCGTGTCTCTAAAATATATCGCTTTTACATCAGTATCATTAACAGCAATTGCGCGACGTCCTATTACATCGACAGAATACTAATATAAGAAGTCTGTTTCATCACCAACAATATCAAAAAAATCAATCCAGAAAAATAACGCTTCTGGTTCTTTAAAATGAGCATTTTTACCATCCCAAGTAATATATAAAGGATTCCAATGACCATTCCGTTCCCATGCAGTAAAATCATCATTAGTAATTACACTTTTAACATATTGCTATACGCCAGTAGCATCTGCATTAATTGTACCATCTTCTTTATACTAAACAATTGCTGTTTGTTGAGTTCTATATAATAAAGGCCAAAAGCCCAGCATATCAGCAAAATAAGCATCGTAACCAGTGTTAAATGTATCTTGCCAAGCATCTAGCTCATTATGAGTTTTATCAAGAATATTTTCCCAACGAATTTCATCTAAAAGCTCATTTTCTTTCTATGTATTGCGCATATGTATATAAGGATCATTTGGCGTATTAACATAAGTTTGCGCTAATGCATAATTATATCCTAATTCATCATTTAACCATTCATATTGTGACATAGTTAATTGCGTACGAATATACTCGCTCTTAGGACCGTAAATGAACTCATTATTAGTTAATGCTTCTGCTAATTCATCCGGTGACTCCATAGGTATAAAAGTTTTTTCCTATAAACTATACGTATAACATTCTTGATAATCTGCTTGACCTAATTCAGTATTATCATAATGATACATTACTGATTTTTTCCAACTATTATAAATCGCTTCATTTTCTGTTGGATTTGCTTCATATTGCTATTCTACTTCAAAAAATTTATTTTGTGTAGCCAGTGCCGCAACCAAACCTTCAATGTTAGTACGAGCAGCTAGATTATCTAGTGCCATACGATAAATTAATTCACGCCAATCATACTACCCACCTAAAACCTCAGTAGAGCAATATACCTTTTTTTCTAATAGGCTATAATAGAATGATGGTTTATGATCAATTGCATATCGCAAATGAATTGGTAATGCTTTTTTATCTACTCCTTTTAATGTACCCCAAATAGAAAAATCGTTTCTAATAGCAGATAATTTAGGCTTATTTTGAAAACTTTCAATTAAATGTCCATTTAAAAAATCATATGTAATGCCTTCACGATTTTTTGTTGTATCATAATAAGTTTTATTTTCATCCACTACTGCATTTGTCCATGCAGAATTAAAATAAATTCGTTTACGCTGAAAAATAAATCTACCATTTAAATCATAAAAATATTCAAATTCGCCTAACATTTTAACAATTTTATCTAACATCTACGTAATAGTGCCACCAATTGAAATAGTTAAATCACCATTATAAGTAATTTCAGTAGCACGATAACCCGCAACAGTATTTACATCTGTGCGTGGATTAATACGCTTATATAATGTATACCAAGTCTTATGATATAAAAAAGGAGTTAAATTATAAGAAACGTTTTGATCTGTATCACATGCTACATCGAATACTTGACACAATCTATCATTACGTGATTCAAAACGAATTTGCGTTGATGCTGCACCGTTAAAACTTGGTGTACCTGATACCTCACTACCTCTTCCATCATCATCATACTCCCAATGCGTTCCACCAGCTACGAGCTGAACTGTATCATCATTAGCCTATTGATCAAAAATATATAATTTTGCATCTGTACTACGATAATCTAATAATTCAACACCACATGTGTCTAAATCATTTATAACAATATTGTGGTAAGGTTCTTGTGCATATACATGAACAGCCTCTCTAATAATATTATAAATTGGAAATGTTTCATAAGTTAAAATACCATCTTTATTTTTTACTTCCACTTTTGCAAAATCGTGTGCGGCAAATAATGCACCACCGACATCTCCATTAATTAAACACATTTTATCTTTGCCCTACAAAGTAACCGTATAGCCTTGATTATTCAAAGTAGAAGATAAAGATGTTAAAATAAACATACCTTGAGGAAACCAAATAATATCTTCATACTAACTATCAATAGTATTTTCTAAACCAATATATACATAAAATTTTGTACGCAATGACCATGAAATATCATCAATACGAACTTTATTGGTTGTAATTGTTAAATTACAAGTGCGTCGTACAATAGATGATCCATCTACATTAATAGAACCAGATACAACATTACCAGAAATTTCAGCAATAGGCTCTTCGTCCCAGTTTAAAGAAATAATTTTAGCATATTTCTTTTTATTTGGATAAGTGTCTAATTTCTATAAAAAAGTTTGATCTAATCGCGCCCAAGTATCATTTAATTGCATAATATCTCACCTCTTTTTATTAAAAACGTCGAGGTGGCGTTCTGCCAGAGTCTTCATAAATAATACCACGGGTAATAACTGGTTGTTCATCTGAAGTATTTCCTTCAACAGTGTGATCTTTTACCAATGTGCCAATATTATTTAAAGTCAATACCTCAGATAAAGCTTGGAAATAAATTGCCTTTTTTGATAAATAACTCTACTAAGAACCATTTAACAAAGTATAAGTTACATGATTAATTTCAACTGTTTTAGTTTTAGCCCCTTTCCAACCATCAATATACCAACTATATGGCAAAGGCATCCACACTTCTTTGCCAGTGAAAATAGCACAATCTTCAGGCTATAATTTAATAAAACCTAAAACAGTATCATCCCAAATAAAATATGTACGATTATCTGAACTATCATATGCAGAATTACGTACTAACTATTGTAAATAACGGTTTGTTTTTGCTGTTAAACGTACATAAGAAAGTGCATTTGATAAATATGCTTTAGTAGCCTCACTGTATTGTCCATATAAATTATATAGACTTTCAGTTTGAGCATATTCTTTTTCTTTTTTCCCTTCCACACCATATGTAACATTAATAATTGAATAACCCAATGTTGCATTAACACTATTGCCCCAATACAACTAAAAAGGCACCGCAGTTGTAAATGGAACATCAAAATAACCTTTTTCAGCAACATCAATAATTTCATTATCAATACAAATTTGTGTGCTCGATAAAATAATTGGCGCAGTTTGACCAGCAATAGATACAGCGGGATTAATTGTCGTCTATTCTCGAATTGTATTCATAGTTGCATTATAAATATAAGATCGATTAGTTGAAGGGCAATAAAATACCGCACCATCTGTAAATAAATCACTATAATGTGGATATTTTAAACGAGGCGTCGTACCATCTTCTTCATATTGCTCTTGTTCTTGCGGCTCAATATGAATTTGATCATCATCATTAAAAATAACTTTATAAGTAATTACAGACGTTGGCATTGAGCCAGGAACTGTAATACGCTCTAAATAAAAATTATAAGTTGCCTACCAAGATTCAATAGACTCAATAAGATAAATATTGTCTTTTAGTGTAAAATGCATAAATAAAATATTGCGTAAATGTTCTTTTTCATTTTCAATTAAAGACATATAATTTTTTGTTGAACTTGGTGGTGCAGTAATAATATCATAATTGGTAATACCATTAACTGCATCAAATACACTAGATTTAGAAGTATAAATACCAAATGTTAATGAACCACTCATATGCCGATGAGGATTAACTATATGTAGCGATAAAATTTCAGAATTATTAGGTAAGGTTACTTCATAGCTACCAGTTGCACCAATCACATATTTTTCATTACCAAATGTAAACCATGTCTCGCCTGGTTCACATTCATCAAATTTAAAATATACACATTGACGACCATCAAACAAATCTGTGTGCGCGAATTCCTCTAAAGCAGCTTCTACTGTCGCAGCTGAAGCATTAGCAGTATTAGAACTATGTTGTAATGTACCAATTAAAGTTTCGATATAATTATCAAAATTAATAGTTGCAAAACGTAAGGCTAATGTTTCTAATTCACTTGTGGTATCTAAAAAACCATAATGCTGTAAATTGGTTGGAGTACAATCGGCAATTTCATCTGCGGTACAAGAGAAAGTATGCAACATTCTAGAAACGGTATCAGTTGGTGAAAGTGACACATTACTCAATCGTACTAAATAGTTACCTTCTGCTGGACTGCGAAAAAGTTTTAAACAACCATCATTAAGCCAATCTAAAACTGCCATTTTAAAACGCCGTTCATATGAAATATTTTGATCGACAATATTTGTAGTGGGTTCAAAAAATGGATCCATATTTAATTCAGTAGTTTTTTGAAAGAAAAATTCATTTTCATCCATTAAATATGAAATTAAACCAGAAATAGGAAATTCTTTATATTCAACAATACCGTTGCGGAAAAAGAAAGGATATTTACTACCAAGAGTATTTTTTTTAGTATCTTGAATCACCGTTTTAAATGAACTAACTTTAGGGTTAAAACGAATTTTTAATTGTCGATGCCCATCAAATAAAAACGCATCTTCAAAATATACTTCTACTGTATTAGAATATAAACGACTTGAATATATATTATAAGTATTATATTGCTATAGTGTATATTTATAAGTATAGCCATGTTCAACAGTGAAATCATGAAAAACTGGTTTATTAGGTAATTCTCCTTTTAACATAAAAGAAAAAATTTGAATCTAACTTTTATAATTATCTTTTGAGCACATGCGTGATAACATAAAAGTACCCTAATATAGATTATTATATTTTTTACTTGGATTTAGCCAAACATCAACACATCCATTGTCATAATTTAACTATGCATCAATAACTACATCAATTAAAGGAGAAATAGAAGAAGATCCACTTAAAATATACATAGGACTATGTACGACTAATCCGTTCTGAGTTGTTACAGAATACTAAATTTTATACCGATCTGTCTCATTAAGCACATAAGATAAAGTATAATTATCAGTTGATTCATATTTAGTATCATTTGTATTCGCATTATGTGCAGTCCATCCAGTGGTTATTAATACATTTTCATTATCATCATATAATGTAAACTAATAAGATGAACTTTTTTCTGTTGGATCATCCAGATTTTTATATTTGCCCGTATAATATGTGATATCACCATTAATAGTACTGCTTGTTAGACCTAAAATTGATACAGTAGGATATGCCGTACATTTTACGATACTAATTGTAGAATAATATCCAATATTGCTTACATTATCAATATCTAAATAAGCCAACTAAATTTTATAATATTTACCTACATTAATGCCATTAACATGACTTAAATCAAAAGTAGCTTGGCAGCCTTCTAAAGACAAAGATATTGAAGTAGGAATAGCATTCACTCTTGCTAATTCAATATCAGTATCTGCATCTCTAATTTTAAGTTTTACTCCGCCAATATCCTAAATTAAATTTAACTTATTTAAAGAAAAAGGGACCGTTAATAAATAGGTCCCTTTTTCTTTTGTATAAAATGGTGGAGTAGTGCCCGGGAGAATTGGCGGGTATAATGGTTGCAATGCCATTTTGGCACCCCTCCTTTATTATTCTTCAACCTCTTCTTCTAAAACAGGTTCTAAAGCTGCTACATCAGCGGGTGTAATTTCTAAATTTTCTAATAGGCTTACAGGAATACGACGTAACTCTACTGTTGTTGTAAAAGCGTCTAACTCTTTACGTGCAGCGCGGCAATCATCTTCTAAACCATCAATAATTTTAAAAACACCTTCTGGTTCTTGAATAAACTTGCCACTTTCATCTTTCTGCAAATATCGATCAGCAAATTCACGCTCGCGATCAATATAAAAATTCATTTCAGTATCAATTAAAGCAAGATCTTTTGCAATAATTAAACTAAGTTTAAAAGGCATCGTCTTGTTTTTTAAAGCAGTTAATGCCTCAAATAATTCATTAAGTTGTACAAAAGTTAATTCCATAATTATTACTCCTTTTTCTCAAATTAACTAATAGTAAGATATGGGCTATCAGCATAATTCCAAACTAAATAATAGCTTGTATTATTTGCATCTGTATACCAAAGCTGATAATCATCCCAGCCATAAGTACTTGTGTCAATACTAAAACTAGAATAAAGACCGCCACCTTGCGCGCGTACTGTTTTACTACTATTGGGACAATTTGGAATTTGAATCGTAGCCACAGAACCCTAATTATTAATAACTAATCTTAGCCCCTTATACCAAGAACTCGAAGTGATATCGACCGAGGCTATATCCGATACCACTTTACTAAAATTTGCATTGCCAACAGTACCAGTTACTTTACCATTTGCATCAATACCTAAAGTAAGAGTATGTGTATGACCATAATCTATTGTTGCATAACCAGTATGTCTATAAACAGTACTTTTATCTGCTAATACATTAATACCAAGACCCAATTTTAATGTTGTACCATTAAAATTAGAAGATCCATAAGAAGTAGTTCCTTTGCCGTTTAGATCAATAAAAGCAATATCTTTTGTTAAATATGGTAAAATACTCTTTTCTGGATACTTACCAGAAACTGCTCCTTCGACAATAACAAAACCTGCTGGAATAATAATAGACTATAAGGTCTTTTCCTCAAGAGATAAACCTAATTTTTTTGCTTTACCTTGTTTGTCGTCATCCGTATTTGTGGAATATTTAATAACTGTATCTTCCGCATCGTCAACCTTTTCCACTTTCTATGCTGCGACAGCAATTCGAGGATAACCACCTGAATATACCCACTGTAAAGCGCCAGTGCTATATGTACTACTCTCATTAGATGGATTAAGAAAATATTTACCTTCCAAAAAGTCGGTTATGTCTTTAATTTTACTATTAATAGCTCCTGCTAATGTCTTACCTGCGCTATATGCACGTGCACCTGCGGAAGACGCACCCGATGCAGCATCTTGAATCGCTGCATATACGCTATTTAATTTATCTTTAACCCATTCTTGTGTAGCTACCAATTTATTATTCATAAATAGGTTAGTAGCATTAATAGTACCTTTTGTAACGTCTAGTGTATCAGCGATAATAGTCTAAGCAATAAGATCCCAAGGATTATCTTTAGTTCCTAAAGTAGCATTACTAGTTTTTGCTGTAGTAGGATAAATTACAACAGTTTCTTTAGTGGTATTATCGAGTGATGTCGTACCTGTACCAATAATAATTCCTGGAGCCACCGTATAACTAGTATTAGTATCAATAATAGATAATTTACCAGTAAGTGACATGTTACGAGCCAAAGTACCACTTTTTGACATAGAGCCAGTATCCACTGTTACAGTTGTTAAAGCAGCCTCGCTACCCCAATAATTATACTCATTACTACTTAAAGCAACCTCAGAGCTAGTAACTTTATAAGTTGGAACTGTATAACTAAATGAGCCCGTGTTTTCACCAATAAATTGTAAACCAGCAATTGTAATTTTGCCCGAAGTCATATTAGAACCAGCAGGAATAATACCTAAAGTAACTTGGCCATCTTTAGTTAATACAACAGCATTATTTAAGTTAATTACTCCGCGTTCAGCATCTAAAACCATGAAACTGGCTTTATGCTATTGGACAGCAATCCAAACCGCATCATCACTACGCCAATAAGATAAACCCACAGAACGTGCGAAGGCTCTTTTTTCGTCAGCAGTGCCAGATTCTTTAATTCGATTATACTCATCTATAATTTTATAATTTAAAGGATCACCAGAATAAAACATATTATGAGTAATCTGCCAACCACCAATTTGTCCACTGGTAGCAAATAAAGTACCATCCATACGCACACCAAATTTTATTGATGCTGAAGTTTCATTTATACGTTCATACTATTGTAATTCTGAATTATATGACCAAATTTTTCCTTTGCTGCCAGCATAAATTGCAAACCGACCATAAGTAGGGTTATCTTCATCATCACTAGTACCTAATACTCGTGGACCGCGTAAATCTGGTAACGGTTTATTTTTATCATCTTTATAAATAACAGAATCATTAGGTAAAAGTACATCAGTTAAATCGTTCATATCATTAGATAATCCTAAATCAGTCCAACCGCTACCATCAGATCTGCTATCCGGATTACCTAAGAATATTGTACCAGAATTATTTTTCTGTGTCAAGCCTTCGTCACTAATATACCAAGGAGATTTTTCTCCAATTTTACCCGCTCTTGCTGTCATATAACCGCGCCAATTTACACTAAATAAAGGAGTAGTTGTAGGTGTATATCCTGCAAAAATAGCATAAGTGTTTTTATCATTAACTAAAAACTGTTGAGTATTATCAGTTTGATTTTTTTTAACTGCCGCAATCAATTGTTCATACTAAGTCTAAATATTTTCACGTTGTTTAAAATATTCTTTTTCCAACTTTTGTTGCATTTCTTTAAATTCAGTATAACGCTCAGTCTATTTTAATTCACGCGTACCTGCGGCAAGCATTTCATTTAATTGACGTTTATAACCGTCTAATTGGTATAAATAATATGCATATAAAACATCATGTTGTCGCTTAATACGATCACGTGTTAATGAATAGCGATCAGTGTTTTTTGTAGAAAAAACATAAACATAATACGAAGGCGCGCCAAAACTAGCATATTTATTATTAAAACGTTCACTACTAATATTTTGCCCAACAGCATCGCCAGAAGAGCTATTAGACTAATATGAGAAATAATTGGCCCAAGTAGTATTACCATTTAAATTTAAAGACGTATATGAACTAGTCGTTACATCAGTAAAAGAAACAGTATATTGTACATCATCTTTAGTTGAACCATTGGATCCCGTTTCTGGTGTAATGACAATATTTTTACATACTTGTGATAAATAATAGTGTAAACCACCATTAGTATATAATTGAACAGGTTCAAAAGTATATGGATCATAATGCATATGTGCCGTAGTACGATGTTCTGTACTAATATACTGAATTAAATACTCTTCTAATTTTGCTCCAACATTAGGCAAATTAGGATTTTCATCCATGTCATTTAAAAGAGCCTATAATGCTTGACAATAAACATAAAAAGGCCAACCCTAATTCCAAAAATGCTGTGGATCAAATACATAAATTGGTTTATAATATTCACCAATAAATTGAATTTGTGATGTTAAATAAGTAGTATATAAAAATTCTAAATCTGAATCACGATGTTGCTTAAGAAGATTGATTTTATCAATAAACTAACGTTGTTCAGTTTCATGCGCCGCCATTGCAGAACTATCATAAGAAGGATAACCTAAATACATATAGCGACTATCCGTTAAAGAATCACCGGTATATTTTTGATATAAACCTGCCGAACTAATAATCCAATTACCAATCTTACCATAACGTGCAATAATACCACCAGTAGTTAAAACACCATTATTTGGATCTACAATAAAATAATCTTTAGCTCCATCGTCCATAAATTTATTTGCCCATGTAGTACATGTTTCAAACTTGTCTTCACCTACTAAAGAACCATTACTACTTTTATTTGTTTCGGCATATAAAAAATATGGAGAATATCCAGTATAATTCTTAAAGGTTAATTTATCAGCATCTGCATAATAAGTAATAGGATCTAAATTTAAATACATGGTCTTGTCAGCATTGCTAATTAATGATTTATTACCATCAAACTCAATACGTCCACGACCAGATTTACCAATAAATCCTGTACCATCAGTACGAAATCCAAATACCTGAGCGCCATATTTTAAACCATATAAACCTGGAATGTCTAATGATGTATCTCCTCGATCAGACCAATCACCCATAATTACACCAGTAAAACTATTATTACTATCTTTCACACCAGCACTAATCATTTGTGCTAAAATAGCATTTTCATTTTCATCAATAGTCAGTTTACCATCCCAAGAGTTTAATAATGATGAACTATATAAATTACGTGCAAAAGGTACTGCTTGACGACAAATGACATTATCATCAGTCCATTGTAAAACAGTATAATAATTCAACATACCGTCTTCCCAATACCAACTGCTAGTACGTTCATCATTACGTATATATGGATTTAATTTATAATGAATATTACCTTCAATTAATTTGGCCGCAGCCATAGCTAAATTTTGCTCTCGCTTTACACGCAACTATTCTGCCGCCATTTTAAGTTCCAATAACTATTGTTCTGTACCCGTTAAAGAATTAATAGTATTATCATATGCTTCCTAGATTTTAATCTAAATGTTTACAAAAGCAGCGCTTTCAGTATTTGTGGCTGTCCGAGTACTTGTAAATAAACTATCTAAATCCATTTCACCAGATGGTAAAAGAGCATAATAAATTATTGGATTAGTATTCGTGGCAACAGTAGTATCATAAACAACTTCTTCAGCCAAACTTAAATAATCATTACATTCTTGCCATTCAGAACCCTAATGATAATATTGCTCTAATGTCCATTTTGGATAAATTTCATTACTGGCTCCATCGCTAAATTTTTCTACATAAAAAGCACTCATTAAAGCTAATGGTACAGTACCATCAGATTTAAATTCAACACGAGATGGACAATTAGTTGTATACATTGAAGCTGCTGCAGCTTGATTAATTACTCGCATACCAATTACCGCAGAAATTGGATAATCTGCGGCATTTGATACAGTCACTTTAAAAATCGGCGGCATATTATTGCGAATATAACCACGTACAATATTACCCCTTTGGTCATAAGCCCCATTTTCTCTTGTAAGAACCTACTTTATCTCTCCATTTACTAATCTCTCATTAGCTGTAGGTGTGATAATTGTAGGAGATAGTACTTCCCAACTATAGTTGAATTTGTTATTAGCACTTGCTTGCACAGATTCACCTTTTTTAATTACATTTGCAGCGATAGCAAATTGTTGACCCTAAATAAAATACTATCCTTCTGGTTCAAGCTAACTGAATACAATAGTATATTCACTACCCATACTACCAGCTTGACCAAAATGTAATTCCATCTATGGTCTATATGTTTTTGTGCGGCGATGCACAACAGCTTTAATTGTGTTATTTAAATAAGCTAAATCCCAATAATCTCGAATTTTAAATTTACGAGTAATTGCTAAAATCTATTCATTATAAACAGTACTAGCTCCTTCTAAGACTGGTGCCAAAACTGCATTTTTTAATTCACCTGCAGTTGGAATTGACCAACTACTAATCATAGAGTCACGAGGTAATGCAATATCAAAATCCCAAGAAACTGACATTTTTCCTTGATCTGGATCATAAGTTAATGGTAAGTACTAACCATTATCATTATTACGTAACCAAATCTGTACATAATACCAACGATCTGCATAACTTACATTATCTTTATCTTTAATCACTCGATTATTTTCATCATAAACATAAAAATCACGCAAGGTATTATCTTCAATAATATTAGTTACTACCTCAACATCATCATCTTCATCATCAAAGTCATAGCCTTCATCTTCTTTATGAACTTCAACTGTATCTTCACGTAAAAAACGTAATGTAATTTCATTTAATGTATCATATGCCGCAGTCTCTACTGTAGTATCTACATTAGTAAAAATTAATGGATCTGTAGTATATGGTACATTATTTACTGAAACAATTGCTTTCCATTGATCGCGTGTACGTGTAGCATCTGGAGTGACTACATATTCACTATAATTTTCACCAGTGGTTGATTCCAAATACTTCCAGTTTACACCGCCTTGCCGTGAAGGTAAATCATCCAACATTTCACAGGCATATTCATAATGATACCACTGTAATTGCGCACCTACTGTACGTTCCCAATATTCAAAAGAAGAAGTATCGTCATGCTCTTCACTATCAGCATAATGATTTATTAAAATAGGATTGCCACGATCATCTAAATGTACCCAAGCAAATTTTAAAGTGCGTTCAGGCTTTAACCACTCATATCCTACTTGTGTACTATAACGTGCGACTAAATCATGCAGAGCTTCTTGTTTTTCTTCATCGGTGGTATTTGACATCTAAATATTAATATACTCCGCATGATAATCACGATACTCATCTAATTTTTCTAATGGATCCCAGCCATAATACATATCATCATAAGTATATAAAAATACTCGATCAGTAGTACATTCATCAGTAGTTAAACCCAACATAACCTGCAAATCATTTACAATAATATTTGGCGGTAAATTATTATCTGCTGGATTTGTACTTACAGGATCTTGATATGCAACATTAATATTATACTAATCAACAAATTTATGATCTTGATAAAACCAAATATCAATTTTATTTAAAGTTAAAAAATTAGAAATATCAAAAATAATTTGTTGTTCTGTTGGCTCGGCAAAAGCATAAGTATTACCATACATATCGGCATTTGTAAACCAATAGGTTGATGTTGCAATTTTAGAATTTTCACCTTCAACCGCACGAGTACGTCCAGTCACATCTATGCGAAAACCATAACGTCCGCTACGTGGGCGATATTTTCCTAATAAAACTCGCCATGCTGCAGCAACACCAAGTTTTGTCTCAATGACAGGATAATCACTCTCACGCGTCCAAGACCAAATATGATTCAAGTCTGAATTCGCATTTAATTCGACAGAAGTATCAGTACTAACTCCATGATATGGATGATTAGCAAGATATTTAAAAGTTTCATCTTGGTGTTCATAGGTTAAATTTTCTAATCCTACAAAATTATCAAAAGGTAACTTAAAATGAAATGTATGACTACTGCCATCATCTTCATCTACTTTTCGGCCAATAATATATTTCTATTTAGAAAAATCACCTTTTGGAATCATGACATAAACTACTTCATTTTCATAGTAAGTCATGTCATTAGAAGAATAGGCATCAAATTTACTATTTTCATATTCAACTTTGTAGATACCTTCTTCTCTTCGACTTGTAGAAACAATTTTTGCCTCAACGGTTTCGTCATATTGATATTTTTTGACACGACTTTCTGCAACAATATCTATTGCCTATAAAAGAGCGTCTGTATTAATTGCCAAAACCGCTCACACTCCTTTTTCTCATTCTCTTTAATTATAAAAAAAAACATGGGTGGATTATTGTAATCCACCCATGAAATTTATCGTCTATTCGCATATTGAGATGCTAGATTAATAATATCATTAAACGCTTGTTCAATTTCATTATGATCAGTAGCATTCGGGAATTCTGCGGTAATTTGTACATGTTGTTCTAAAGCATTTTGATCACTTGAAACGCCAGATGGGAAGCTTAAATTATTTAAAGAGTATAGCATACCAATCGCACCTTGAGTGATAGAATTTAATAAAGCATGTGTATCAAGTGAATGCAAAGTATTCACAATTTGTAACATGTTTTCTGTATCTTGCGCATTTAAAATAGATTCTGGCATATCAGATGAACCATCAACCCAAGCTGGTCCAGTAAAATCAATTAATCCTCCACGAGCATATTTGGTCAAACGAATTGAAGCTCTTGCTGCAGCAATCCATGCTTGTGGAACATTCATATCTTTTTCAGTTCTCAAATTCTAGAATTTTTGTTCAATGTCTTGTAATGCACCATTTCGTGCAGCTTCTTTAGAATCATAACCACTATTAGGACCAGTACCATTTAATGGACCGCCATTCCAAGAGAACTACCATTTACCCTGCGTACCAGGAGTTTGCGAAGTATCACCGTCATCTTGGCTAGCATCAACACCTGTTGTATTACCATTTTCATCTGTAGTAACGCCACCTAGAGCCTATTGTGCTTGAGTAGCTGCTTGATAAATGCCCAAATATGTTTCACGTACACTATTTAATGTTTTTTCAAATTCCGCCCAAGCTAATGTAGTATCTGCAATGTCTTTGCCCTATTGTTCTAATGTTTGATTAATCTAATGAGTTGCGGCTTCTGCCTATTCAACAGCTTCTTGATATCCATCAACAGTGTCTACAAGTCCACCCCATGCCTCAGTTGGATTTGAAGAGAATCCTGTAGCTTCTAGTACTAAACCAGTATCTTTCTTAAATTTTTCAAATGCAGCAGCAATCTCGCCAGTTGTCATTTGTTCGCTTAAGTATGTGGCATATTCTTTCGTACTAGCGATCATATCCATCATATCTGTATTATATTGACCACGAACATCACTAATAGTCGTGCCAAAGCGTTGAGCAACATATTCCTAATTAGTAAATAAAGCAGAAGTTGCATATCCATATTGCTCTTGATAATATTTTAAAGTCTCTTGATGCTATTTTGTTAATTCATTCATACGTTCTTGTCTTTGTTCAATACTCATTGTAGTATCTGAAGCAATTGTTAATAAATTGTCACGATATTCTCGTTCAATCTGTAAGACTTTTTGTTCAATTTCTGAAGTACGATTCGCCGCAAGTTCATTGATTGCCTATAATGCATCATCTACATCTTGTTGCGCTTTATTAACGTCATCCTCGTTGGCAGTATATTGATAACCATAATTACCATTTTCATCACGCGTTAAGCGTACAACAGATTTCGCATTTTTCTATTGCTCTAAAGCATCAAGAGCAAGTGCATGTTTATATTGCAATTCCATCATCTTCAAATCATATTCAGTAAGATCGCGTTTTTCATGCATTGCTTTAATTTCGTCTTTTAATGCTGATAAACGCTGTTTGCTTGTTGAAGTAGTAGAATCCGCAATAGAGTTATCAATTTTATTAGTTAGTTTCTAAATCTCAAATAATTCTTTTACTGTGCCAAGATAGCGTCCTTGTTCTTCTTGATAATAAGCATAATCATTTTCCAAATCAGTTAATGAACCATGTAGACCTTTAATTCCTTCATCAAAATCTTTAATAGCTGCTTTAATACTGTTTTCAAAAATATTTTTAGCATCATTTAATGCCTAGTTAGTATATTGTAGCAAATCATCTTCTGCAGTTTTAATGTGATCTTCAACATCATCCCATTGTTGTTTTAATGTGTCGGTCCAACCAGTTTCAGCGGCATTTGCTTCAATACGAGCTTTTTGCTCTTTCAAAATATCTAAATACTCTTTTGCACTTCTAATACTGGCCATAGAAGAATTTAATTGTGCTTCATACATCGGAGATAAATCTTTAAATTGTTCGCCTAATCCCATTAATTGTTGCATTGTAATGTAATCACTCATTACATCATATGCATGTTTTATTTTCGAGGTATGTTTTTCTAGTTCTTCATCTGCTAGCTTTAAAGTATCACCATATAAAGATTTCATAGATTCTTGTAATGAATCTAATTCTTTTAATTGTGTTAAAATTGCTGAATTTAATTCTTTAAGTCCAGCTTGACGGTCAGCATCATTTAATCTTGTATCATTCATTAATTCATTATATTCTGATTGTAAAGCATTTAAATTAGCCATATAAGCACCTTGAGTTTGTGAAAAAGCTACCATGCGCGCGCCAGCCTTATCTAAAGTTTCTTTCCACAAGTCTTGCCAATACTTTAAACCTTTTACCGTTTGATCGTTTAAATCAGTAACAACTGTAACTTTATATTGAATACCTTCAAGGGCAGCAGCACTGATCTTGTTTTGATTCTCTAAAATATTATTTTGAATTGTATCAACTAAATCTAAATCTTCTTCATAATCTTCTAATAATTTTTTTAATTCATTATAGCGTTCTTCCGCGGCATTTAAAGCTAATTGATCACCGCTATCTTGATCCGAAGCATTATAGGCATCTACTGCAGCATTATATTCTGCAAGAATTTTATCCATATACTCTTGATAGTTTAAAGTACCATCATCATTAAAAGCGCCTTGACCAAATACATCTTCAATTTGACGACGATTTGCATCTAAGTTAACTTGTGCTTCCGCTAAATACTGTTCTTGTAATTCATTTTCATGTTCAAGGGCAGCAATTTCTTTTTCAATATTTTTTAAATGTTTAGCTCCATAAGCTCGTGTTTTTAATTTGTCGATTTTTTCTAAAAGATTACCTTGTTTTTCTAATTGATCACGAATTTCATGATAACGTTCTTTTTCGTCAGAACCTTTTTTATAAGATTCGACTTTTTTTGTGGATTTTCCGCCGCCGCCTCCTCCACTGCTACTGCTACTAGAAGATGGCGTTTTACCAGAAGACTATCCAGCACTAGTTTTTTTCATAACGGCAGACAACTTACCGGTTTTTGGATTAATTTTTGGAATATGTACCATACCATTTTCGGCATTTACTGAATTAGCAGGCGCATATTCATAATGATAACCAGATGGTAAGCCACTTTCAGGATCATAATCAATAACAGGAATTTTAACAGTACCATCTTCCTGCATTAAACTAGTTAATGGCACATCTTCATATTCAATTTCTGGTTGATAGCCAACAGCATTTAAAGCATCTTGAATACCTTGCGCGGCTTCACTACCAGAAGCCCATAAATCTAATAAAGAATCTAAAGCGCCACTAGTATCCATTTCAGGTCTGATTATAGCACCATCTTCCAGATCTTTAAATTTGTCTTCTAACATATCAATAGCATCATAAACATTATCCACACCATCTGCTTCAATATGTATTTTGCCATGATCACCAAGTTCTAATCCAATTAAATCGTCCTGTAATCTTTCTAATGCTTCTTCGTCTCCTTCGACCATACTTTGAATATCTTTACGATGAGCTTCAGTCCATTCTTTTGTTACCTTCTTTGAATCACCAAAAAATACCTTTGCTTCTTTTTGCATAGAAGATAAAGCATCATTATATTCTTTAGATCCTTGAACTGCCGTATCCATAGTATCATTATATGATTTAGCATTCTTCTTTAAGTTTTGCCAAGCATTTTGCACACGAGCCGCTTGTCGTGTAAATTCCATCATTTCCTATTTAGCTTCTTTGCTTAATTCATTAAATGCTCGTTGTTCACCAGATGCTGCTAAAAGTCTATCACGATATTCAACAAATTCTTCTTTAGTATAACCAACAGAATCTGCATAAGTCTATAAAACTTCTACATCTTCTTGTTTGACTGAATCACCTGCATTTTTTACTGTACCACTTGCTTCAGCTGCTGCACCATTTAAAGCGATATTCTCAGTAAATTCGCCATTTGCCCGCATTTCATTAGCTTTGTCATAAACGCCTTGCATGTATTCTTCATAAGCTGCTTGTCCGGCTTCATAAGCTGTTGTAGAGTCATCAATGCCTTGCTCTGCTGCAACACGCGCACTTTCAGCTTCTAAACGACCAGCTTCTATATAGGCATCATAGCCGGCTTTTGAAGACTAAACTGTGACTTGACCAGTTTCTGGGTCAATAGACCAAGAGTCAGCTTCTCCACGTTGCACCATGCCCATCGCCTATGGCACAGCCGTAGCTAATGCTTCCAATGCTGCCGCAGCTTTATATGCTGCAGTATTAACACTTTCAAGACCAACTTCTGCAAGAGAAGAAGCTCCTGTTAATTGTAATAAACGTTCTTGCTCTTCTGCGTTTAATGCGGTACTTAAATCGCCATCTTCTTTTAATAATTCTTCTCTGGCTTTATGCAAAATATCTAAATCATCATTCTTTGATGAAATAATAGTTTCTGCCGCAGATTGTAAATTATTAGCATTAGTATATTTACTTGAATCTTCTCGACGTCCTGCTTCACGGTATAAAGCTAAAATTTCATCATCTTGTTTGTTTAAAGATGAACGAACTAAATTATAAACGTCATCAAAGAAACCAGATTGTTCAAAATTCTCTGCTGTTAATGCGTTATATGTTTTTGTATCTGCATTATAAGTTACAAAACCCTTTTTTGCCATACCTGCTAAAATTTCTGCCGCTTGCGTATCGCCACTCTCAGCACGCGTATTAAGTGTACTAATAACCTCTTGATAATCTTCAAATGCATTTGAACCATTAAATAATTCATTAACTAAACGAGTAACATCTTGCTCCATTGCAGTACGATATTGTGCAATTACTTGATCATTTGTTAAATTACGATTTACTGTACCATCTGGATTAGTTGGCAGATATTTCTAATCACCACTTTGTAACCAATCCGATGTTTCAAAAGGTGTAAATAATAATTTCTGTTTGTCTTCTTCTGTTAACTTAGGATTACTTAAATATTCTAAAGCTTCGCCTAAAGTCATTTTATAACGTGTCATTAATACTTGAATTAACGTATCTAAAGTATCAGCATCATTATAAAAAGTATCCATTATAGATTTATTAGTCTCAGTAAAGACTTGCATTCGTACTTTTGCGATTGAATTAAAAGTCTTTTCCCATAAATCATAAGTCTTTTTAGCTAAATCTGTCTCATTACCATAAATAGATAAAGCTGCTTTAGCCCAACTATTTTTTAAAGTAGAAGTTGTATTATCAATCAAGGATTGTAAACTATCAATTTGCTATTGAAAATAAGAATAAAATTCTTTAAACCATTCTTGTTTATTTGTACTCGAATCTGTTAATTCGCCTACTTTTTTATCAGCTGCAGCTTTTGCAGCCTATACAGCGCTAGATTTAAAAGCGCTCCAATCCTCACCAAAATATTCTCCAAAAGCCTTTAAATATTCGCCAGAACTAAATAATTCTGCCAATTTAGATTCAATTAATGAAGCATTGTCTTCATTGTTTTCAAGCATCCCGTTAGTATCTACTTTTAAATCTGATATATCTAAATTTTTCCATAGATATTGCATTAATGCTGCATCTAAACCGTCATAATCAACTTCATTAACAGCATTTAAAAATTCGTCTGTAATTTCTCCGCCTAAATCGCCAAAATCCATTTTAGAGCCTTGCACACCAGCATTTAAACCTGCGATTAAATATGCACCAATACGCATTGTTAAACGAGATGGTGAATTAACTTCTGCTGGTTCAGCGAATGTGTCCCAAAATGCTTGGCTTAATCCAGGCTTTAAAGTTTGTAACTAATCAATACCACCAGAAATAGAATTGATTAAACCTTGAATTAAATATTGACCAATTAACCATGTTGTCTATTGTGCTTCATCTGTAAGATCTAATTGTGACATTTCTTGCCATATTTGTTCAATTAAATCTTCTGGTTTGAGACCAAACTATTTGAAATTAGCTAACATGGAATTAGCAGCACCTTCATTTTCTGCTGCATATAAAAGACCATGTGGATTCATATAGGAATAACGATTAATACTCCTATTCTAATCAATTGCAGCTTGTGCACGAGTACGTGCAGTATCAGTAAATTTGCTTGTGTCAATAGCAGCAGATCGTGCAGTTACTTCTACTGTAGTTGTTTGTACCTATGTGGGTGCTTGTGTTGCAGTTGGACCTGGTGTTGCAGTTGGACCTGGAGTTGCAGTTGGACCTGGAGTGGCTGTAGGAATAGGCGTAGTCCATTCTGGCGTATAATCATCGCCTAACTATTCAGTAATAGCATCAACCACTGCCCCATTTTCTTCCCGCAAATCATCCGCAGCAGTTTGTAAATCAGCAGCTGCATCTTCTAACTAATCAGCAGTACGACGTGCATCAGCTGCTTGACGATCATAATAATCTGATGGTAATGGAGCAGGATTATCTTGTTCATCTCTTGCGGCATCATATTTTGCTGCTATAACCTCTGGTTGGCTCATCTCAGTTGCTGTTTCACGCGCTTCTTGAGCGGTTGCTGTTGCTGCATTTGCTTCTTCTTGAGCGGTATTTACCTCTGCTACACGTTGTTCACGTAATTCACGTAATGACGTTTCTAAGGCTGTAATATTTGTTTCATTTGTCGTCATTCGGGTTTCAAGACCAGTAATAGCCGCATTTACAGTATCTAATTGAGCTTGTAATAATGTCGTGTCTTGACCTTCAGCTTTTGCTGTTTCAATATCAGCTTCTAATTGTTGTTTTTGTGTTGTTAATTCTTCTAAACGACCTTGATAATATTGCTATACTGTTCGTGCCACTTCTAAATCATAAGCAGTTTGAAACTCTTGCATACCGACTAAATTAGGTGATACATCAAAGCTTTTTTCTTTTAATAATTCATCTAAACCTTCAACCTCATCTATTAAATGAGCGGCCACAGAAAACCATGGATTTTTATTATCGTCCAAATTAATATTGGCACCATAAAGACCCATAATTTCCATGAATGCTTTGACATCCCAAACTGGATTGCCTTCAGAGTCTGTACCCTTTAAAAATTTGTCACTATTTTCTTCTACAAAGTTTAAAGCCGCCGGAATAGAAAAATATTCGCCACTAGAAAAATTCTATTCAAAAGCTGAACGAATCTCTGGTCCCAGAGCCTCTTCAATAGCATCAAAATCTAATAAACCTTCTGGACTCATTAAACCAGCATTAATTAAATCTTGAGACCATTGTACAACGCCATCAATAGCAACAGCTCCATATTGATCCATAATTGCTTGTAATTCTGCCGGTAACGCCTGACCATTATTTGCAGAATTGGCAATTTTTACCACTGCTGGTAAAGTAATTTCACCATTTGGACCAAGGAGTCCTTCACCATCAATAGTATCTGTAACTGTCGCACGCACATTAACTACATCATGACCTTCTGCAACAACAATATCACCAGATGTTTCTGCAGTTACAGTTAAATCTGCTGGATTAGGTGTAATTTCATCGACTTCTGCCTTAACGTGCATTTTTGCGCCATTTGTTAATGTACTATATTCTGCTTGTTCACCAGCATATGTTAACAAAGCTGATAAAGCAGCATTTGTTTCTGCTTCTAATGTAGCAAAGATTTTCTCTTTAGATTCAACTTCGCCATTTAATAATTTGTCTTGTAAAGCAATAATACGTTCTTCTTCCCAACCAATTTTACGTAATGCTTCAGCTAAACCATCTAAATTTTTCGCTGTTAAATTAGACCAGTCATTAGACTCTAATAATTTACCTAAAATCTCTTGCGCAGTAGATGCACCGTCAATAATAGTATCATAAGCTTCTTTAATTCTTTCAGCTTCTTTAGTAGCAGTTTCACCAACTTTATTCCAATATGACTAAGTAAAAGCTAAACGCTCCTGTTTTGTGGCTAAAACCGCAGCTGTATTACCAGCTTCTTCATATTTCGCAATTAAGGCATTATATTGCTCTAAACCTTTAGTATAAACATACTCGTCCCAGTTTGCAGAAGATAAAGTCTAATAATATTCTAGAGCTTTATCATCTAAAGCGGCCAATTCGCTTAAAGCATCCGCAGTTAAACTTTTCTATTTTCCTAAAGCACCAGTAAAAGCATTAACCGCATTTGTTGCTTTAATAATGTCTTGAGTTTTTTCAGCATAGCGTAAAATACCATCTTGAGTTTTCCAATCATTCCGTTGTGTAGTTAAAGAAGCCTTTTGACTTAATAATGTTTCACCTTCACGTAAAACAAGCTGATAATCAGTTATCTATTCTGTTAAATCATCAATTTCTGCTTTATAAGTTTTAATCTCACTTATTACCGTATCAAAGTCCGCCAATGTAGCATGACTACCAGTTTCTTCATTATATGTGTCTAATAAAGCTTGTTTTTGTTCATCGGTATCAAATGTTCCTCCTTGGTATGTATCCCAAATAGTCTATTTGGCAGTTCGTTCAACTTCTAATGCTGTACGTTGCTATAATAATGCATCATATAAATCAGTGCCAGTAATACTTGTATCAATATTAAATTTTTGCTAAATTTTCCCATCTGCGCCAAAATTTTCGAACCATGCATCTATTCTCGCATCTATTTCTGTTTGATATTCATCCAAAGCAGCTAATTCTTGATCTAATCCTCTGCGTTCAGCTGCTACTGCAGCATCAAACATTTCATTATATTTTTTTGCTCTTGCTCCGCTATCTAAATTAACAAATGTATCTAATTCGGCGATATCAGCAAATAAACCACTTTCTGATAAAGCTTTATATTCTTTTTCATTAATTGTAGCACCAGTCATTGCATCTTTATTTGTTTGCAATAAAGTACGCTACTCAGCAGCACGTGCAGCATCAATAGAACCTTCAGCTATTGCTCTTGCCTAATCATTAATTTTCCAATGGCGTTTACCATTTACATCAACACCAGCAAATTCAATATCTGTAGGTTTGATACGTAAAATAGTCTCAATATCTAGCCCTTGATCATAAAAATCAGCTATCATTTCTGCTGCATATGTTTCAACATCAGCTTTATTCTCAGCCTTTATTTCACTTGCTCTCTAAGCTAAATCATTAAATGCAAGGAATTTTTGTCCAACATCGGCACCACCATCTATATTTGCAATTTGCTAACCAAAATATGCTCTATTTGCATATGTATTAGCAATTGGTATCTATGCTGTCTCAAAAACCTGTCTCATTAAATTAGCAACATTTAAATTTGACCATGTATCTTCAGACAAATAATTTTTTGGCATATTTCTGAATAAACTTTCAGTAACAGCTGCCTATTGCTATAAATCTGTATATTGAGGAATATCTAAAATATCAGTAGTAGGATTTGTTTTTTCTATTCCACGATAAAGAGATGCAATGTAGCCATCTTGAGTAGTGTACTTCATGACATCTGCAGTCTTCGTCATCCAAGCATATAAGCCAGGTAAATCAATAGTACTAGCGTCACCAACTAACAAACCACTATTATTTAAAGTAACATTAAACGCTTTTAACTCTTCAGTATGCGCTTTAAGTACTTCAGCTTCATCTGCTGGAATTGTCCACTGATCTCTATAATCTTGAGGAATCAAACCACCAAAAAATTGTTCAATTGCATTTTGAGAACTTGAATCATTCGAATAATAACGACTATCTGCTAAATCTCTAAATATATTTGAATCATATGCACCACTTAAATAACCACCACTATTAGATTGTTGATACATTAACATTCTAGCAGTAGTAAGCTAACTTGTGGCTTCTTGTGATGTAGCCTTCGCTTCTTCTAATAACTGAGTTGCATTTTCTAAAGTCATATTAGCTTTTACTTGACCTGCAATGCGCATACGTTCTGCTAATGTAGTGTAATCACCACTTAAAATATCAAGCATAGATGCTTGTACGCCATATGCAGCAGTAATTTCATTTACTTTTGCTAATTGTTCATCATAAGATAATGTAGTATTATTAATAACATCTGATAAATTGGTAAAATCATTTGATAAAGAAGTTAAATCTGAACGTAAGTCTTCACGCTATTCCCGTAATTGTTTCTATTTTTTTTCTAATTTTACTTCTGCAGATTCTAAAGATTGTAAATGCTATATTAAAGCAACTAAACCAGCAATTACAACCGCCGCGACTACTGCAATAATACCTAATGAAGCATGTAAAGCAATAGCTTTAGCCCTAGCTTGATCTTCAGCATTTGCTAATAAATGAGTTTGAATTGTATCCGCTAATTTTACTGCAGTATCACCAATTAATCCTTTATCAGCTAATTTTACTGCTGCTGATAAACCATAAGCAACAGTAGTTAATGCTGACATTGTTGTTAATAATTTTTGCCAAATAGAAATATCTGGATCTTTCCAAGTATTAATAGCATTACCTATAGCATTAAAAGCAGAAGATACACGACTTAAATTTACAGCAGCATTAACAAAATTCTATACACTCTAAGAAGTAGCAGAAAAAGTGCTTGTAAAATTTGCTTTTAACTAATTTAAATGTGCTTTAGCTGATTCTGCAGTAGTCTCAGTGTTATTACGTAATGCTTGTAATTTTGCAATGACTTTATCGAGTTCTTTGGTATCAATTGTACCGTCTTTATTAAACGCATTAGATAAACCTGCAATAACCATTTTAAGCTATGCCACATTCGTCTGAGCACTATTCTATAAATTCTAAAATGTCGACTAAATAGCAAGACCATATTCCTAAAATTTTTGCTTGCCAGCTTCAGTTGTTAAATCTAATGTCTGTAAAGCCTCAATTATTGCAGTAATATTACTAGTTTCACCATTAATCTCAATATTAGTAACACCAAAATTTTGTAAACGCTCTAAATAATTAGTCAATAATTCAATTTCATTAGTACCAGACTCCATTTTACTTAGATCAAAATTAAAATGTGTTTCTGAAATAGTTTTAATAATTGTCTCTAATTCAGTTGATTCATTGACTGATTCCTATAAGCCACGTAATAGATGATCTAAAGTAATCGCTTCATCTTCATCTTTTAAAATATGGAATTTCTATAAAATAGCTTCAATATCTTTATCTACATCTTTAAATAATTTATTACCATTTGGCAAAGTAATTGTTGCTAATTTTTTCTTTAAATCATCTACTGCTGCACCAACATCTTGTACAGCAGCTTTTTGTTCCTTTAATTTCTGTGATAAATTTAATGTATCATAATTTGGTGTAACATTTCTTGCTAATTGTTCTGCAGTAGATTTGCGTAAAGCATCTAGTTCAGTAGTTTGTTTTTGGCGAGATAATTGTTCTTGAGAATTAGCTAATTCACTATAATATTGTTTATATGTCTATAATTCTTGTATAGCTGCTTCAGCACTTTGTTTTTGTGCAGCTGTTAATTTACCTTGCTATTCGGCCATTTGTTTACGGATTTCTAGAATCTAAATATCATAATCTAATGCAATACGAGAACTTTCAGATAATGATTCATCATCTTTTAATGATATCATACTCTATTGCATTTTTTCTAATTCTTGTGTATATTGTTTAATCTAAGTGTCACCACTAAATAATGTTTTGATATTACGACCGACTTCAGTTAATTTAGTTGCAACAACATCAATATGACTACTTACAATAGAGGTAACAATCATTTGAATAACATTACCAAGTCCACCAAAACTTTGTGTAATCGTAGTAAAACCATTAATTAACTATGCTAATAAACTTGTTAATTTAGTAATAGCTTTATCATTAATCAATTGACTATATACTGTTTCCATTGCAGCTTTCACTCGTTGACTTGCTGCTTCCCAACTTTGCGCATAAATTTCTTGTTGTTCCTATAATGCTCCATCAGCATTTTTAGCCGTTTTTAAATTATCTTGATATTTATCAAAATTTTCAAAGAATGCTAAAATTTGTGTATATTGACGAGCACCACCAACAGTCTAAGCTAATGCAGACTTTTGAGCCTTATTTAAATTATCCCACTTAAGACCAATTTCATCAACAACTTCGCCCATATCACGTAAATTTCCTGACGCATCTAAAATATCAACGCCAATAGTTTGAAGTGCTTTCGAGTATTTATTTAAATCCGTACCATCATCTAGTGTTTCTCCAAGTTTTAATCCACCAATACGACTTAAAATTGTATTCCAAGCAGTACCAATGGTTTGTGGAGCTTGACGAGTAACCGATGCAGATGTTGCAATCATAGCAGACATTTGTTCCATACTAACACCAACGGTATTAGCTGTCGCGGCAACTTTTTGCATACCTGTCGCCATTTCTTCCATACTTGATGCAGTTGTTGCACCCAATTTCGCCAAAACATCAACCATGTGTTCAAGTTGATCTTCTCCAGCTTGATAAGAATTCCAAACTGCAGTTAGCATTTCAGACATTTCTTGCGCGGATGCAGTAAATGCCACATTAGCTGCTTTTGTTGTAATAGCTGCCTTTTTAGCAGCTAGCTCAGCATTATCACCCTATTGATAATAAATCAAAGAAGCTTTAGCAAAAGCATTCGTAGATGTAGATAATTCTTTTGCAGCACGATTTGCATAAGTAGCAAAACGAGCCATTTCATCACTTGATTGTCCAGTAACAACCTAAATATCATTTAATGTACTATTTAAATTTTTAGCATAGCTAATGGCGCCAGAAATACTACTCATTAATCCATGGATTAAACTACTTGAAGCCTACCATTTAATAGTATTCATTAAAGTTGTACCAATGGCTTTAAATGCAGTATCTAACTATTTTACTGGTGCTTGTGCAGAAGATATAGCAGATGCTAAATTCATAAATGCTTGTTGCCCTTCAGCACCAGCATTCAAAAATGTTCTTCCTAAAGTAGCAACATCAGTATGCGCGGCTTTCAACTATGTCTGCAATTTAGTTAAGTCTAATTTACCAGTATCAACACTTGTTGCCTATATTAATGCATGCTATAAAATATTAGCTGCTTCTGCAGCTTGAGTGATACGTGATTCATCAATAACTATATTAATTTTTTTTGTCTATAAAGCTTGAAGTGACTTAGTTAATGCATTTAAAGATGACTAAGCACTTTTAGTATCTGCAGATACGCCAAATGTATATTGCGCGCTATAATTAGCCATTTATTAGTCACTCCTTTCTCTCAATAAAAAAAAAGATGGACATCAGCCCATCTTCTCCATAATCTCTTTTACCAAACCAATTTGTTTTGGATCTTGTAACGTCGCCGCAATTTTTTCCATATCAAAATTGGTTTCGTTATAATCTTGTTGTACAGCACGTAACTGGCCAGCAAAAGATCTTAAATAATCTTTTGTTTCAACAACAGCATCATCAATCATATTCATAATACAATTATATTCATCTTCATTAATATCGGTTAAAACATGATCAACATGATTTAATGCAATAGCATCATAAGTTTTTTCAACATTAATTAACATTGTTTCAGTAAAATTAATATTTGTATACCAACGAAGTAGTCCAATTGTACTATAAATCTCTTGGCGGACAGGACTAAAAAGCCCATTTTCATCAAATGCAGACTGAATTACATAAGTTACTAAATCAGCCTTATCTTTAATTGGGAGATATTGTCTTACAATAATATCTTTATCTTCAATTTTTACTACTTTATCTTCAATACTCTTAATAGGAGTAATAGAAGTAAAACTAATCTTCGCCATAAAACGGCCTCCTTTTACTCATATCTAATTATATAATAACAGAAAATTTTAAATCTGTCAAGAATAAGTTACCTATGCAACTTTTTTATAAATCTTTCTTTGTGAAGATTTAATATATTTTCCCTAATACTTTAATGTTAATCCTTTTTTGACTTCTCTTAATAATACAGTTGTACTATTTTTAGTGCCCATAACAGAAATATTTGCAACTTCTTCACCACCACCACGATAGTCTGGTGCAGGATCATGATGCTTTATTTTCCAGTTCCAAGACACTTCTAAATAAAATCTATAATGATCTAAAAATTCAGAAGTATATTCTAACCCATCTTTAGTAATAATGCCAACGTTAACAGGATTAACAATATTTAACACATATTTTGATAAAAAATAATATGGATATAATGCCGCATAATTACTACTCCAAGTTACAGGAGGATCTCCTCTTGAAGGAGCATAAATTTCATTTAATGCTGCCGCTAATGGTTGAGATTGTTGCCATCTACTAGAATCACTACTACCTTCATAAGCTTTTAACTGAAAACCAAATAAATCAAAATCTTTTCCACCAGCGCCAATGCGACCATAATTGTTTGATATAATTGCATTTAATAACTATTGGCCCACTTCTTCTGGACTATAATCATTAAAATTTTCAATATTTAAAACAGAAGTCATTTCAAATTGTTCTTTATCGCCTACTGCTCTTCCGCTACCTGTTGCGGCCAAGTCAGAACGAATATCATAATTACCTTTAACAGTTGCAGCCATATTCTTAATTTTACCAGTAACAAATAAAGTAACTGCATTAGCAACTTTATTTGTTTCAGTTTCTAGCTCAGGAGGTATAATACCTAAACCCATCCATCGTTCAAAAGTAAAACCTTCAGCTGATTTAATATCAAAATTTCCAGCATTTGGTCCATGCTGCACAGTATAAGCAGAAAATGTATTTGCAATAACATCATCGACAGCTACCTCGAATGAGTAAGATTTAGCATTACCTAATCTTTCATTCGCCGCTGCTTTTACTTGCTATAAATTCATTCCAGCATCAAATGCTTTTTTAATTCGATCTTTAGCTTTTGCAATAATTTCAGATGAAAACATTTTAGCCTTTTCAGATAAAGCTTTAGAATACTATTCTAAACTACTAACGCCCTATTTAGCTAAAATAGAACGAAATGCTTCTTCTCGACCTTTATAATAAGCAGCAGCAATACTATAATTTTCATTTATTTTATTGTTTAACTAATTATAAGGAGGAAATAAATTACCACCATTAGCTACAAATTGATTAGTAATATTAGACATTAACTATCACCTTTTCCGCAAACAAAAAAAATGGGGAGATACAATTCGTATCTCCCCTATTGTCAATCTTTAAATTATTAAATGTTCTCGAAACGGCTTGGTGGAGTCTTACCAGAATCTTCATAAATTACACCTGGAACAGCAGCATTCTCTTCTGCATCAATAGCGCCACCATCATAAAGGTTCTTATCTTCAACAATCTGAAGAGCAGCAATAACTTTCTTGGTCTTATCAAACTTAGTATAATCCGGGAAAGCATCCATTGTGAAGGTGAAAGTAGAAGGATCGCCGGTTGGAGCCATTGTAAAGGTGAAGTTAGACTGAATCTTGCAATTCGGAATTACAAATTCTGCTGGATAATCTTCACCAGTACCTTGATCACGGAACAAAGTAGAAGCTTCAAGATAGTAAGAACCGCCGAACTTGCCAGCTTCAATATCAATCTGCTTTACATATTGAGTACTCTTGACATAGTAATCAACATACATAACAGAACCTGGGTTATCAGCATTGGTACCATCAACATAGTCAACAATATCATCAGCACTGTCTGCATCCTTATATTTATCTAATACAGATTGATATGCAGTTGCTACAGGAGCAGTTGCATTCATAATCTTACCAGCATTAATAAGTTCACTGTGGCTCTGATCATATGCTGTTTTCCAAGCCGCGAAAGCAGCATCCAAAGTGATGGTTGCACCGGCCAAATAAGCTGGAGTAGCACCGCCATCATCCTGAAGCGGAATTTCCATTGGTACACGGTTGGTATTAATAGAACCATCTTCGTTCTTAAGCATAATATACAAAGAACCAGCACGAGCAGGAACATGAGACAAAGTTAAAGTACCATTCTTAACTTGTACTTCTTCTGTGGTATGTACAAAGATAGGATGTTCATCATCGGCATCCATGAATCCAGCACCAGAAAGGATAGAGAAACTCTCTGGAGAAATCAAAGCATCTTCCATTGTGAATGTAACAGTACGGTCACCTTCCCAAGCAACCAAACGAGGATTGCCGCGGCCACCCTGTGCATAAACAGTGGTGCTCTGACCTTCAAGAGAAGAAGTCTTCAAAGTATCGAAATAAAGTACTGGCATATCTTTATCAAGATAAAGTCTGCCGAAATAACCGCCGGTCTTTCTCTTGAGCACGACGTCGCAAATTTCGCGTACACCAAATTTCATAGGTTATTTCCTCCTTATTTAATGTAAGTCTTTCATCCAATCGTCCGGCTTATCATCGGGCTTACCGCCTGCCAGACGAGAGCGAATATCTAAATCCCACCCAATATACAAGCCATATCTTTCAATTAAATCATATAGCTGATATACTGTTAAGTTTAGACAATCATCTAAACTCATAGACGATAGCCCGATAGTGAGAATAGAAACATAACGTCCAAGCACACCATCAGAGCTATAACCTTTTTGCTCTGCGGCACGTGCTCGGCCTTTTAATAATTTAGCAGCAATAGCAGCTGCTTTCTTACCCTTGGGATTAAAATTAGAATTTTCACCGCCAGCACTATTGCGCACACCAGTAACTTCTGTTAATGCATTTTTCAAAACATCAAAATTAGTTTCATTAATCATAATATTGTGTTTTGTTTCTGCATTATTAAAATATAATCCCATACCTTGCGGCAAGATTTGAATTCCATATCCAGGAAATAAGATTGTTAAAACCATTATTAAATTATTTTGAATTTCTAAACGTCTTACATCATCTGGAATGTTTATCAACGTCATAAATATCTGAAAATTACTCATGACAGATAAATTAGAAGCGCCCTATGGATTTGCTGCAATGATAGTGTTTTTATCAAAACATAATAACTATATGGATGAAAAATAATCGAGTTCACCCATAAAAGAAATTTCTTTTATGCGTGGTTGATGAATAGTTAATTGTAAATCTGGTATAGGAACATCTACACCAGTCATTAACATGAGTTTATTCAACAGGTAACACATCCTCAGTACTTTGAACTGAGCGATAAATCATTGTGAGACCCATTAACTAATCATTTAAAACTAGATTATTTGCACCCATAAATTGCAATTCACCAATGCCTGTCATTTTACTTTTATTAAACATAGCATCAATTTCTCCAGCAATTTTATATGGGCGCAACTAAAAATTACCTAAATTCCAGTGATCAGGATGACATAGAATATCAAAATTAACAGTACAATCGCGGAATTCTGGATTAGTTGCATTAGGCGTAAAATTATCGAAACTAATAATTACAAAAATCGGGCACTCCTTATCAATAGCAAGATAAGGGACAATTTTAATTTCATGACCTATTAAAGCCATTTTTTCTTCCGATGTGAGATTAGGACACATTAATGCATCGGCTTCTCTGTAATGCAATAATTTCAAAAGTCGAGGGTTTGTTAACATTTTATCAGCTATTCTAGCAAAATCCTTTTCAAGTATTAAAAAACTTGATTCAGGACGACCAAAATCTTCTCCGACTTTCATACTCCATTTTCTCCTTAAAATAGTGATTCGACGATAATTGTCTTTTCATAATTTCCATTATGAATAATAAATTGCCCAGACCGCATATCTGTCCAAGTTACCTTAAAACGATTACCAACCACTTTATATTCTAACACATCATCTACTTCTTTATTTTTGGATGCGGGTAAAGTAATACTCCATTCACCGATATCATCAGTTAACTTCATATAATAATAATGAGGTTCTGTTGGTTTAATATGTGTATCGCCCAAAATCTCATTAACATCTTCTGGTACTGGTTCTATTTGCTCATTAGCAGTAATGAACATTTCATCTTCATGACATTCATAATCTTCTTCAGCCTAAATCTCATAAACGCCAGATGTGCTAATAAAATCAGGAGCTTGTACTTTCCAAAAACGTCCTTCAAATTCAAAACGTTTATAACGCTCAAAAGTACGACGGTTTTGTTCAGTATCAGTCATATAAATATCGAGTGTTAAATTCGGAACATCAGCTACGATTCCAGCTTTTTGTATACTATTGATTTTAGTTTCAACCGGTCCACGAATCGCCGCCCACTATGAAAATTCTTCATGAGTCTCAGGATCTCTCGCCGTTAGATATTGACAGCGGCGACAGTTTGCACGAAAATATGCAAGTTCTGTCTCTTCTGGTTTTAAAATAATCCAATGACTACCAGTTCCCTATCCCCACTCAAATGTATCACCTGGATGGAATCCATACTCAAATTCAACAGACACAATTTTTTCATCATAATCAAATTTTACTTTATCCGGATTCATTAATGCTCGAACCCATGGATTTTCTTCATCCCCATCACGTCTTATCCAAGTAGCTTGATATGAATATAACAATGCTCGATGAAAACCGCGCAACTTATCCATAATCATACGATTATGTTGGCGATCATTGTTTGCCGCACGTGCTCTCATCTTAAACAATTCTAAATTTTCAATCATGAATTTGATTAGTTAACTCAGTAAGCAGTGAAATTACACTAAATACTGTAGTTCTATAAACCATAAAATTATCTACTCCACGCAATCCTTCTAACTTACTCATAAGAATGAGAAAATCTAATTGATCGCCAAACATCGCGTGAAGACCTCGGAGTTCAATTAAAACAGAATCTAGCTACTTCTACCAATCTTCCTCATTTTCTCGCATTGGAAGTAACTTCCATATTTGATTTATCAATCGTCGCAAATCCTACACTACAATCGAATTTGCATATTCAAAAGCCACAGTTCTCATTCAATAATCGGCTCCCATTCAGCATTAACGTCAACTTCAGTTGGCACCAAAATAGGTTGCACAGGATCATCGCTTGCAATTGGTGTAGTTCCAGTTTGCAAAGCAGATTGATTAAGAATGTGCCAGTTAGACATTACATGACCAGTTTCTTTTACAATCTTATGACGATTATAAAGTCTTTGTGCATGTATATTTTCTCTATGATTTTCAGTCTTTAAAGTAAGTAACTTCGCAAGATGATTAGCTTGCGAAGTAAACTTAAAGTCTGATCCAGAATATTTCATTCTAGTATTTTCAATAGAATTAATCTAACGATCTAACCATGCTTGTTTCATTAAAATCGCAAGAATATTAATCTCTTCTTGCGTTAAATCAACATTATAAGTTTCTTTTTCAAGGTCGTAATTATACGGCGCAAAATGTGGAAACTCAAAATAAGGAATGGCATCAAGTAGATACTGTTTTGCATCACGAATAGTATCTTCCTCAGTAAGTTCCAAGTACATATCATCTGTGATCTTACTAAGGAATCTATCTATGATAGTATTAAATGATGTCATAGATACCCTCCTTAGTTTTCTTTAGGAGTACTTACAACATTATACTTAGGAGTTGTTCTGCGGCCAACTGGCTCCTCAGCTGCTGCTGACTGTACACGACGAGTTGGAGCAGCCTTGACTTCCATTCCACTGTCTGTCTGTCCTGCAGCTTCTGCTGCCTCTGCCGCAAGTTCTTCCTTATGCTTTAGCGCAAGATCCACCTTAAATCCGGTCTTTTCTTGAATTGCCTTAATTTTACGAGTATCGGTAATTGGCAAATCTACAGCATATTTCTTAACTAATTCAATAACCCCACCAGGTGCAAAGTCAAGACAGTCAAGCAATGCATCTACTGAGCCATTCTTTAGAAGATCAATAACTCCCTTGTCATCTAAATAATACTCAGGTTCAACTTTCATCGGCATCTCCTTCACCGTAGGGGCGTCCTGAATGAACAAACTATTACGAATAATATAAGCACCGCCAGCCTTCTGACTCAAAGCCATAAGCTCCTCGACAGGAATCATTTTAGTCTCGCCTGGAGCAAACTCACGGCGCACATGCATATCGTCCACATGATAGATAACAACACGATTGCTTCTATTGCGAACCTGTACCTTCTTATTCATATCCATATTCAATTAAACTCCTTTTTCTCTTAAATTTAAGGGGAGGGGATTACCCCTCCCCGATTATATTAATTATGGGTTTGGTTCAGCAGGAGTCTTGTCACCCTGATATACGCCATACTGACCAGCAAGTTCTGTATCAACATAAACGCAAATGTCAGGAGTCATAACAACGCCAACGCCAACCTTCTTATAAACCTGAATTTCACGGCTGCGGTCCTTGTTAACATACTCGTCAACAATAGTAGAACCTTCCATAACAACCTTAACAGGCTTTACAGCACCTGGGAGGATGTAGCAATAACCTGGGTCAATAACCTTGGTTGTATGAGTTGCATCAGTGAATCCCTGTGGAAGGATATTAAGAACATGGCCCTTGTAGTTAGCAAAACGACCATTATTCCAAATGGTATCCTTCATATTGTCAGACCAAGCATCCCACTTCTCTGGGAGGATCTTTGCGGCAAACTCTTCAGTACAATAGATGGTAGGAGTACCATAAGCAGCAGAGATAGCGAGCAAACGATCGAAAGCCTGAGAATCGAAACCATCAACTTCAACAGTGTTTAGAGCTGGAAGCTGAGTAAGACCTTCTTTAAGAGCAGCACCGATTTCCCAATAAATGAGTTCATCAATACCGTCCATAACGATCTTGGTTACTTCTGCGAAGTCAGCACGACCATCAAGGAATTCTTCAAGACCAATCTGAGCGGCACCGCCGATAGCACTGGTCTGAACTTCGATTGGGGTGTCCTTACCAAGCTTGAATACTTCGTAAATACCAGCCAAACCGACCTTGGTGATGAACTGCTTTGCGCGCTGACGATCATGCTTACGCCAGAAGATAGTAGAATTACCCTGAGCGATAGTCTTCACTTCAGCAAACTTGCCATACTCTTCCTCAACCTTCTTAGGAAGAATATCATCCATGGTCTCTTCAATCAAAGAGAAGATGGTGTTCTTATTTTCGCGATAAAGTGCGAAAGTACCAGCGAGTTCGTTCATTTCCTTACGAAGAGTCTCATTAAGAGCATCGTAAGTAAGGTTCTCGCCATTAAATGAATAAGCAACAGGATTAGAGCGATCAGCCTTTGCAGTTGCCTTCATCAATTTAAGAAGTTCATTTCTTTCCAACATGACTTTTCTCTCCTTTCCTTATTACTTAATTCTCATGACCTTAACGGCCTTCTGCATATCACCAAGATTATAAATCTTGACAACCTGCCACTGGAGACTACCGTCGCCATTAGCAGACAAATAACCATGTGCATTTGGTGAAAGAACAGCACCAAGGGCTACCTTTTCATCAGCAATGGTATTAGTAGTGAAAATATCACCCTCATGAGTCTTGAATACACGAGGAACCATCAAGCCAGCCTTGCCCTGACCACCAATGCGATCTGGCTGAGCATATTCGGCCATCTGAGGAATATTGAGCTTTTCAACTTCATAGCTGTTGCCAATCGGATAATGATTACGACCATAATCAGGAGCTTCACCAGCTGCATTATTATGAGCATCTGGATAAATTTCAACCTGAGCCTGAATCTTCTTCATCATATCCCAATCTTCAGAAGATTCAAAACCATTAATACGAACACCGTTGATGCCCTGAGCAGAGCCAAAAGCAGCAGCAGGAGCACCAACACCAACTGGGCTATAAACACGACCATTGTAGTCACGACGAATCATCGCGAAGTCCTGATCGGTTTCATGATCACGATAAACCTTAACTTCATTAAATACGAGCATCCACTCGCCAGCGCCAGTGAAGTTAACCGCGCCGTTCAAATAGTCATACTTGACGAACTGACCATTCTCAAGGATGTCAATATCGGCTGCAACAGGTAATTGGGCGTAAATTTCGCCGGTACGCTGTGCACTGAGATGGTTAGGCTCGACCTGACCGAAACCAAGAGTTACGAACTTAGCTTCGGGAGACAATCTTGTAAAAGCCATACGTAGCTTCCTCCTTTATTAAAATTAGTTCATTTCTTTGGCGGTTTCACGCACAGCCTTAATCCAAGCTGGAGCGCTATCACCATCATCATTGCCATCCAATGAATAAATCAATGGATCATTTGGAGTCTTTTTATCAGACTCTTTATTATCGTCAAGGTTAAAAGAAACCTTGTTACGAACACAAATAATAGAAAGCTTAGCTTCGATATCATTGAGTGAATAAGTATCAATATTATCAACGCAATCTTTCTTCTCAGCATCAGAAAGCATGTAGAAACTATCAATCATTTCCTGCTTAGCCTTGCGGTCAGCATCAACCTTGAACTGACGAAGTGGTTCCACTTCGGCCTTCAAAGCTTCGAAATCCTTCTGCAACTGAGCAAACTGAACGGCAAGATTCTTATAGAGTTCAGAATCAGCGACTTCATCATCAGTCAAAGAATGCTTTGCGGCAGCCTTCTTTTTCTTATCTTCATCGTCTTCTTCTTCACCCTTCTCTTCTTTTTCAGAAGATGCAGGCTTCTTTTCATCATCTTTGCCCTCAGCAGGTTTTTCTTCCTTCTCGTCGTCTGCCTTTGGTGGGAATGGATTATCTTTCTTTTCTTCTTCCTCGTCCTTTTTCTTGAACTCGGTGTCAGTTTCCGGATTCACATTCTGCTCGTCCAAAGTAGGATCAACGATCTTGTTTTCGTTCTCCATTGAAGTAAATCCTCCTTTGCTCAAAGCGTTCTTAATATCTTCCATTAAAGAAAATAGTTGGTTCTTGAAGTCTCCGTCAAAGGAGAATTGTGCTGCAATACCCGCGCCCTCGAAGCAGGGCTCGACGTCTTCTCCAAGAATACAAAGCTTTTGTATCATTGCTTCGTTAATTATGAAAAATTTAGGGAGTCCTTTATCATCAAATGTCCAAGTTCCATCTAAATTTTCCTCATCTAATTCCATAGATTGATTATTTCCATGCTGAATAATACGTTTAGCTTCATTATATAAGCTCGTCCATAACCAACCTTCTGTCATTAAATATTTATGAACAACACCCTCATCACTGAACTCTTGAAACCAAATTTTGGCACTGGAATCAACAAAACCATAAGCTTTAGTTTTATCAACAATGCGGAACTTGCCATCTCCAACTTCAATGCTACGATTATGACCACTAAAGTCTTCCTCTTTTTCACTGAAATATCCAGCAATTGGGCAACCGTGCAAAGATGCAGCCATCTTTGTTGCAACGGGTTCACTAATTACACTACCATTACGATTTTCACCGATATAGCAAACTTTAATCTCGCAATGAGAAATCAATGGATTCTCCGCCATAGGAGCGACATTAAGTATCTCTACACGCTCGCCTACCGGTGCACTTGCATGTTTAGGCATTTAAATTACTCCTTTCCCATAGATTCTCGATTCGCGATTGTTTTATCAGATTTCTACTCATTTGCTTTTTCTGGACGTCCAGTCTTTGTTTCACTAGCAGCTTTAGCAATCTGCTTATTGGCATCAGACTGAGCATTAGCGCCCTCTTTAGATCCTGGCAAAATATCTTTACCATTCAAAGTAGAAGACATAAGAGGCGGAATCATAATCTCTTGTAACTTCAATACTTCGTTCTCAAAGTGAGCAGTAGCAATAATAGAACTCTGTGAATGTCCAAGAGCAATTTGTGGCAACATCTTAGAGAAACCAAGCTGTGTATGTTCTTTATACATCTTAGACAATTCTTTATAATTATTAATGGTTGTCTCAAGCATATTAAAATGTAAACACCATTTCTTATTACCTGGGAACTTTCTACGCAAAACTCGACAGAATAATTCATCAAATTCAAATACTAAATCACGTACACTTGCTTCATCAACTAATGAAGCTTTTTCAAGAGCAAGATTACTATTAGAATTAAACAAATTCTGAGAAACACCAGCTTCATTATAAACTGTACGTTCAACCTTTTCAAGCTCATCTCGTGTAGTTGTAGTATTTTTATCTGCTAAATCAGCAACATCGACATCAGCAAACGTCGTCATAACATCAACGCCAACCGCACGCTTTAGCATCTGTACGGTATTATTATGAATGTCTTTTGCTTCATCAACATCAAAGATTAAATCACCATTCTTATCAAGCGGCAACTTTTGAATAATAACTTTTAAAAGTTGCTATAACATTTTGCGCTAATCTAAATCTTGGGCTTCATCCAAATCAAGAATTTTAGGAGTTATATTTACTAACAATGGATAATCTCGCCCATTAAGATTAACCTTAAATGCGCAATCAGGATCTAAAATCCACCATGTGCCATCACTTAAATTAGTATTAAGTCTGCCTTTCTTATAAGCAAGATAGGCTTTTGCAAACTCCTCTGGATACATTTTAAGGACTCGCATCCTCATCTCTATGTCCGGAAAAGCATCGTCAAAGAACTTTGGATTAAATTCAACTGCTGGGGTGTTTCCAACTTTAAAGCGACTGCGGCAATAATTAATTGGCAACTCTTGGAATGTAAAGCCACGAGACGTGTCAATAATATAACCATAATAGCAGCCATTAACAATTACTTTTAGCGCAATATCATTACAAAGTTTTTTGATACCGCTTTCATCCAGATAGTCAAGTGCCTTTGAAAAATCGGCCAAAACCTTTTCATCTTTTGCACTATTGTCAATTACATAAGGCGTAACATACCAGTCATATCTGTACAAACCAGCAAAGTATTTACAAAGTCGTTCATACATACCACTCACTTCAAAAAAGTAATTTGAAATATCACGAAGTGTAGGATAATCCTTACGCGCAAGCGCACGAAAGATAGATACTTTACTATAAGTACGTTTATCAACTTTCTTTAAAGCGCCGAGATCAATAACAGCATCTTCAAGTGTTTGAAAGTTTACCTTAATTTTACCATAATCAACCTAACTACCATAGATGTCTCTTAATTCTGGACGTTGAACGATTGAAAAGCCCTTGGCATGTATTGCTTCTTGGTCAGCCAATTCAATCCCTCCTTAATATCCAGCTTTTTCCATGATATAGTCATAACTTAATAAATTTTCATCTGTATAAGGAATCTCAATTAAATTATAACCATTTAATTCGCAGAATCTACGTTTTTTATTATCATTGAACTATTGACGATAAAATCCTTGCTTACCACCAAATTTAGCTGATGGCTCATAATGTTGTTTACCCTAATACTCAATTAAGAAATCAACATTTCCATCATCGTCAAAAACACAGAAATCAAACTTTAATGGTTTGCCATTCGGACTATTAAGTCCTTCAAAAGTTTGTTCCATTGTGAAGTGGAAGTCAGCATCGCGCAATATTTCTTCGATAGTTATTTCTCCTCTTGAAGCTCGCATATCTCCACCTCAATTCATAAATAACATATCGCTAAATCTCTTTTTACGCTTTTTACGTTTTTTATCTTCTTCTAACTTAATCCAATATAAACCATATTCAAAAGCAGAGAATTTATCTTTTTTAATACCTTTATTCGCTTGCTTCAAAATAATGTTGACACCTTCATTTTCTTCACGAAGGTTCATCATTTCCTCTTTTAATATGGAAGTTAGGGTAAATGGTTTGAGATATTCTGCCCGTTCTTCAGGTTTCATCTCTTGACCGCGCTTTGTACTCATTAATTTAATTTTAGCAATACGTTCATCAATAAGCATTTTTACATGTCCCGCAGACATCTAAGACTGTACATTCGCATGTACTTCCGTGTTAATTGGCGCATTTGCTTTAATTATCCAAAGCGCATTTTCTTCACATACTTCCGTACGATATTTTTTATATTCACCATCATCATCATTATCAACGCCGAAATCTGGTAAAATCTCATTTGTATCTGGATCAGTTTGGCCCTTAACCATATAGTCAACAAGACCAATACCAAGACCATTACCGTCGATAACTAGTTTCTTTGCCTTATATTTATAATATAAGCGTTTTAACCAAATAGCCTAATCTTCAAAATGTGTATTACTACGAGTGTCAATATTAACAAGAGAGATAAATGCAATACCATTCACTTGTGGTGTTACTTTAAAAATACAAGCAACCGAGTCGCAACCTTTACGTCCAACGTCAACCGCAATTACATAATAAGCATTCTTTGTACTTCTTCCAGAATATTCATATTCAGGCTATTTTAAAATACGATTATGATCAAATTGCTCAGCATTAAAGAACGCATCTTCGATGGTGCCAGACCAGCGACTTTCATATTCACGATCAAAAGAAGACTCATTAAATGTGCCATCCATCTTTAAATCGCGAATAAAAGTCTTATCAAGTAAACCCATTAAAACCGGAATACGCCATGTACCACCAAGTATCATTGCGCGCTCAGGTTTAATAATTTCCCAAACAAGTAGCTAAATTAACTTGTCATAAGCAAATGTATTTTTCCAACCCGCTGTTGTAACATAAATCTGACTCTTGTTTAATACTTCATTATCATCTTTATCGCCCCATGCACCGCGGCGAGAAACGTTCATTGTAGGAATAATAACTTCGTTAAGAATCGTTCCATCAATACCGACGCACTCTTCCATGAGTCCACCATGGCGGCGTTGTCCTCTCGAAGTTTCACGAGCTGCTATATTGTCCAGCACTGACCCGCTCTTAAATACGTATCTAACATAATCTTTCCCTTCC